CGAGGTAACACAACGGCGGGTCCGTTTGCGCCCCCGTGTAGATGGCGAACTTGTGGCCGCACAGCACGCCCACCATGGCCTCGAGGCGGGCGCCGCGGGATTTGTCCCACCCGGGTAGGAACACAATACCTTCGCATTCGTCCGCTACTAGGCGCACGTCTCGAGACAAGTACGCGCCCCACGTTTGCGATGGGTCGAAGGACGGCGCCCCGTCTGGCGACGCAAGGCATAGCGCGCGCGTTTCGGGGTCGTCCAGTTCGGCCGGACTCACGATCGCGTACCCGGAGGCACGCAGCGCCGCGGCCGCGGCGTCGAACGCCGGGATATTGAACGCCGGGATATGCGACATGGGCCCGCTGAGATACAAGGGTTTAGGCATTGCGCACCTATGGTTACAGAACGGGGTATTTTGTGCCTATCTATGGCTACGCGCGGTACCGGCCGTCCACGATCGTGACCAGCTGGCGTTTGCCATCGGCGTGCACTAGGCAATGCGTGTGCAGCCACGATGACGGGCCGCCACGGTTGTACTCAAGTTGCAGCAACGATGACGTGCCTAACTGGTAGCAGCCTTCATCTATCCCGGGGGTGTGGGCGTGCCCGACCACGGACTTCACGCCGATCCGCCGCAGGTTGCGGATGCTGCCGCGCGCGCCGTTCGGACCTTCGTCGCCGTGCATCCCCATCTCGATACCGGCGAATCGCAGCCCCGTGGCCGGCACGCAGCGCACGTTCGGGATATCGTAGCGATCGACCCAGTATTGGAACGGGTCCGCGTACTCGACGCCCCCGGGCGCGAACTTCGCGGAGCGCACCATGGCCAGCGCCGTCTCGAGGTAAAATTCAGCGTTCGTGGGGTCCAGCCGCCAGTCCGTGGACCCGACCCAACGCTGCAGGAATCGGTCGTGGTTGCTGTTCACGATCCACCCTTTTGACCAGGGGGGCGTGGCGTTTTTGGCCCATTTGATCGCGCGCCGCGTTTCGGCCTCCACGTCATCCATGCCCGCCCGGCGTTTACCCACGGCGGTGAACGGGTTTTTCAGGTTGTGCGGGTTCGCCGCGTACCCGTCGCAAAGGTCGTGATAGACGATATTTTCCGGCTTGAGCGTTTCGACCAGCCCGGCCGGCCCGAACGTCGCCGCCTCCACCGTTTTGTCGATCGAGTCCACGTGGGCGTCCCCCACCGCGAGCGCGGCGGCCCGCGGCGCCTCGAATGCCCCTTCAGGGGTGTAGCGTATGTCCAAGTCCGTAAACTCGCCGCGCCCGTTGGCGTTCAAATGACGCAACCAGAAAAACGGGCCTTCTACCTCGACAATGACTGCCCCGAGCGTGTGATGGAACTTGCCGGCCGCGCCTGCCCGGCTGTCGCTGTAATTCGCGCGCGTGACGGCACCCGTGGTCGTCATCACCTTCGCCATTTTGTGGCCGGGCGTCGCAATCGCGCGAAACTGCAATTTCGTGTGGCCGACGATGGTTGACTCTGCGCCGGTGAACCCTTCCAACCCGGTGAGCGGATCTGACGCGGTGGGCTGTATGCGGATATCGCCCAAAAACGTGATGTTGCGATGAAACGGCAGGCGCGTATTGACGAGGTACGGAACCACCGCCGGGTCCCACCATTTGCGCGCGTCGTCGTCCTTCGAGCCCGACGCCGGCCGGCGCGTCGGGTTGTAGTAGTGAATCGGTTGCACAATCAGTTCCGCGTCGCGGTGTTTGACGCATTGCTTAAGCGATTCAAAGAACTGCGCGTGCACGTTCGTGTTGTTTTGCGCCGCCGTGAATACGAACACTTTCACCGGTTTCAACGTGCGCTTGAATACTTGGGGCGCCTCGAGCGTGCCCCCTTTGTCGTGAGTACGGACGCCGGGCGCCGCGGGGTCCACGGTCTGGTAGCAAACGATATTGCGTTTGTTTGCCTTTACCGCGCAACGCCACCGGGGTTTCCCGACAGCGTTTGTACCGCTGCGGTGCATTGGCTTGCCGCATTTCGGACACAAGTAGCGTTTTGTCACGGCTTGCGGACTCGAGCGCCCCGCACGAACCCCGGCGGGTCCGCCGGTTGCCGCGCCTTGAGGGGTTGACCTACCAACGCCTTGACGAGGGGGGCGAACGCTACCGCGGCCGTTTCGTCAGTGGTTTGCCGGGGCGATTGCTTGCGAGGCTTTTTCATGCCCGCCGACTGTAACTGACGCCCGTGGCATTTGTCAGTATTAACTGACACCCGTGTCAGACGATTCGTCGTCCTCGCTCAGTGGCGGGGCGTTTGGGTCCATGGGGAGCGCCGGCGGCCCGGGCGCCGGACCCGACAAATTGTCGTACCCCGAATTCGGGTCGCGTTGCAATTTCTCGCGAACTTCGTCCGGGTCGACCACGCTCGCGTTGATATACGCGGTGTCGCGTTCGGCGTCGGACTTGCGTTCCTCGGCTTTTTCTTTTGCGGTGGGTTCGTCCAGCGGCACCCATTCGTACCCGATATTCGGGTCGATCGAACCGAACAAGTCCAATTGTATTAGTTTGAGAATTACGTCGAACTGGGGCCCAAACAAATTTTCTTGCCGGGAACGCACGAAATCGTACCAGACCTGTATTTCCCCCTCGCCCGTAGCGTTCAGCCCCGTGGGCACCACGCCGAACAGCTTGATAAGCGGGATATGACACGGCGCCGCCATGTGTTCTTGCGATTGCGCCTGTAACGCGTCGAGCGTCCCGAGCGGGGTGTTTTGCTGCCCCATTTCCTCGGTACCCTTGTTGATGAGCATCAGCCCCTTGTTGTCGCGGTTGCTGATGAAAATCTGCATTCGGCGAATGAGGTCTGACCCGTCCGCGCCTTCCGATAGCGTGGCGTTCATGTCCGTGGCCAGCGTCGTGATCGAGAATATGTTCACAAGGTCGTTCACGGATTTGCGCGTGCGCAGCCACATGGTTACGTAGGGTTCCATCAGCTGCGTCATGCTGACCCCGCCGAAATTGTAGGCGGGTTTTAGAATGTCGGGGACCTCGCGCGATATGAACGGCAACAGCCGCGTGCGGTGCGTTTTGCGGCCCATGATGTACCACGACTCGGGCCGGTACCACGACGGCTGTTCGGGGTATTGCGCGTTGTAAGAAAACGGCGTTGTCCAGTACGGTTCAATGACCTGGAACCCTAATAGGTCGCCCACGCCCACGCCGCCCCCGGCCTCGATCGTAAGGGGTTTCGCGCGTGACACGTCGTCGTCCTGGTTACGGATGCGGACGTAAATCTGCGAACGGCCGAATATGTCATCCTGCCACGCAGCCCGCCGGAACGCGTCGCGCACCTTCAATTCGGTGAGCCGGTCCTCTATTTTTTTCAGTTTCTCCGCGCTGTCCCCTTCGCCCTTGCCCACCAGCTTGAGCCATTTGCGCGTCATCTCGGTGGACATGACCTCGGCCGGCGCGCGGTACTCTGAAATCTGCGCGAGGGTGGCAAGGTACGCGTAGCCCGGGAACGTAAGCCCGCAACCGAGCGTGTTGTATTGGTTCAGCCACCCGAACCCGGGCGCCGTGTACCCGTCGTCCATGGCCATACGGGGCGCCTCGTCCGCCGCCATGAACGGCGCCGGGGTACCGGGGGAGGGCACGACGCCCGGCGGCAGCGTGGGCAGTTCGTACCGCCGCGTGGTGCCGTCCGCGGCCAGCATGCCCGACAGATTCTCGAGCGCGCGGAGCGATATGCCGGGCCGCTGGGGCCGCGCAATCGGGGCCGCGGGCGCGGAGGGGGCGCGGAACGCGCGGTAGGCGCGACGAAAACGGCTCAGCATGGCGGGACCTCGAGGCGTAGTGCTGCGGGGTAGGGTATCACGCGAACGCCGCTAGGGCAGCGTCCGAGATAGCAAACGGCTGATTACCGAGCGAAAACGCGATAACCAGCGCGTCGGCCAGGTTGGGGGACGCCGTGCCGTCCGGCATTTTGTCTACCATGACCTTGCCCACGGTGTTCATTTTGTACGTTGGCTGGGACAGTTCCGTGGTCAGCCGGACGAGCTCGGGCAGGTTACGTGGCAGCGATATCAGGGCGTCCCGGTCCACATCGGTGGCGCCCTGCACCGCGTTGTACGTATTGCGGAACAGCTGCCGCACGTGGAACCAGTTCTGCGCTTTGAAATTCAGGTAATAGTCCGCGTTCGTGCGATCCAGCCCCTTAATGCGCGCGTCCGGTTGCCACACGCCACCGGACCCCCGGTACATCGTGGCCGCGATCCGAGGCCGACGCACCGTCGCGCGCGCCTCGTTCACCTTGCGCGCGTCGCCTTTGATGCCGGCGCCGAGCCCGTCCGCGTCGTACAGAAACCCGGTCAGCCCCAGTTCGTCGCACAGCGCAAAGGCCCGTTCAGTCGTGGCGAATATGTCCGAATCCTTACCGCTCCACTGGCTGGCGTGCGTGACCTCGACACCGTGCCGCGCGACGAACGCGTTTTTGTCCTTGCCCGCGTCCGCCACGTCGAGGCCCGCCCGCCGCGCACCCGTGGGTTTGAGCCTCAATTTTTCCGTGGCGCCGATGGCCGCCTGGACCCACAGCGACGGGATGATGACGCCTTCCACCGAGGCGTTGAAACTGCAATCAATTTCCTGCGCGACTATGACGGGGTTGTCTATGTCCTTGCATTTTTGCGCGTACCAGGCGTCATCCTTCCGGGGGTCCTGTCGCCATGTGAAATCGAACCGCGGCACCTTACCGCCGAGCGCCTTTGTTGCGAACGGGTTGGCGGTACCGTTCACGCTTGAGAGGTCGATGCGGCAATTCGTCGTTGCTGACAGCGACGCGTCGATAATCAGGGGGCGCTCGATATGCGCCGCCTCGTCCACGAAAAATATGGACTTGCGGCCGCCGCGTCCCACCCGGTCGCCCGCCTCGCCGGTGAGGGACGAGCCCGTGGCCGGGAACGATAGGCGCATGTGTTGGCTGTTTTTCTCGAGCGTCCAGCCCCCGCGGAACTCGACGGGCAGGTACCGCAGGAACGCGCGCCCCTTCGCGAACAGCGTGTCCGGGTCGTTGCTGCGGTCCAGCTTATCCTCGATCGCGGACCCGAACCCGATGGCTAGGTCACGGTGAAACAGGCACAACGTACACGCGAGGGCGAACGTGATCCAGCTGGCGCCCACGTCTCGAGACTTCACCACCACGCCCGGTTCGTCCGCGCGCCACCGTTCTATGATCCAGTTCACCAGTTCGACCTGCCGCGGGAACAGCACAAACGGCATGATCGGGGAGCGACCCTGCGACGCCACGCGGCTGTCGTACGTCATCGCCCAGTCACTCAGGAATTGCGCAGGGTTGTCCCGGTAGTGGAGCCGCAGCGCCGGGAGCCGCCCCGGGTTCGCGCGTATCCAGCGGAGGCGCCGCGCGCGCTCCATGAACACCGCGTCATAATCCGGGTTGCGGAAATCGACCGCAATATCAGGCATCACACCGCCGGATACTGCGCCGCGGCAACGAAAATGGCGTCCATCTGCGCGGGCGTCTGCCCCGCGGCGGCCCCGAGCGCTGCCACGCGCGCATCGGCCCGGTCGAAACTGGAGGCGTTGCCCCAGTAGATCGCCACCAGCGGATCGGGTGATGCGGCCACGGCGGCGGACACAGCGGCCAATATGCCGGCCGCCTGCAATGCCATTTTGAGTTGCGCGGCGGTTACGGTGGCTGGAACACTCGGAGGCGGCGGTGGAGCGGCGGTAAACGTGGTGCCGTCGTACGTGTCCCCGACGTTTGCCGTGTCGGAGGGAATAAGCGTACCGCCGTCAGGGCTGGCGTAGGGTGTCACGCCGTCCCATGAAATACCTGCCAGGGTCACGGTGCCGTTCGAAACCGATACATAGCGCGTCATTGCGTGTGTCCTCAGTAAGTGGTGATTACGACGACCAGACCGCCGCCGCCAGCGCCGCCTGCGCCTGCGGTCGCAACGGTGTTTAACGCAGATCCGCCGCCGCCTGCGCCAGACCCTGAAATTCCGGCGCCGCCACTTCCGGCCGCCCCGACCAAACTACCTCCACCACCAGACCCACCGCCCCCCGGCAAATATGAAAATTGCGTTGTGCCGGAGCCCCCAGAAGTGTTTACCGCACCACCGACCGATGTTCCGGCCGATAGCGTCGAGCGCCCCGTATTTGATGCGGCAAACGCAGTAGGTGTTG